CCACCAATGAGTTCATCGTCTTTGACAACTCTTGGAAAGGTTGATCCCTGACCAAACTTATCATAAAACTCCTCACGAGTATAGTCCCGATTAAGTTTATATATGACATGCTTGAGTTCTGCTAACTGTAACACCTGCTCTACCTTAGAGCAATAGGGGCATCCATCCTTAGAATATACTGTAAATGTCATTGTTGTACCTGTTTCCAATCATTGTCAAAAATTTCCAGACCTTTGTCTGTAAGAATGTGATCATACATCTGATCCATTACTTTGGGGGGCATCGTACAGATCTCAGCACCATTATACCATGACCTCACAGCACGTTGCACACTACGAATAGAAGCAGACAGAACCTGAGTTCTGATACCATGAATGCGATACAGTTCAGAGATAGATCGTACACCCTCCAGGCCCGCCACTGACTGGTCGTCCAGGCGTCCTACAAAAGGAGAAACGTATGTTGCCCCTGCCTTCGCTGCAAGGACTGCCTGAGCGGCGCTGAAGATCAATGTGACGTTCACCTTAATACCTTGTTCAGAGAGTCGCTTACAGACGATCAGACCTTCGCGTGTGCAAGGAACTTTGATGGTAGCAACATCACCAAACTTTTGGTAAAGTCTCAGACCTTCATCATACATTTCCAGGTCAGATCCGACGACTTCCATACTGATGTCCTTGACACCAATATCTTTGATTGTTTGATAGACATCTTCTGGATTCTTTCCACTTTTCATAATCAGTGTAGGGTTGGTAGTGACACCATCCACAAGTCCTGTACTGAAGTATTTGGAAATAATATCCGTGTCTGCCGTATCCAGAAAAATTTTCATTAAAAAAGAGGAGTGCATACTCCTCTAATTATATCACTTATTTTTCTTTGTTGTAAAGGTCTTCTAGTCGTTCTTTTGTAAGATCAACATACATGACCTCATCACCAGGGGCAGGTGCTTCTGGATGACGTGGTTTTGGTTTATTCATTTCCACATTAATGGACTGAATATTGGACCACATCATCGCAAACGACGCACCTGCAATAACACCAAAGCAAAGGAAGTAAAAGAATACCTCAAAGTTGCTCACAGTGCGTTACCTCTTGGTAATACTTCTTCGGGGAATACAAAGTTCTCATGTGGTTGGTCAACTGGTGCCAACCATGCACGAAGACCTTCATTGAGCAGGATGTTCTTGGTATAGAACGTCTCAAACTCAGGGTCTTCTGCTGCACGAATCTCCTGACTTACGAAGTCATAAGCACGAAGATTGAGTGCCAGACCAATAATACCAATAGAAGAAGTCCAAAGTCCCATAACTGGAACAAAAAGCATAAAGAAATGAAGCCAACGCTTATTGCTAAAGGCAATACCGAAGATCTGCGACCAGAAACGGTTCGCCGTGACCATCGAATATGTTTCCTCCTCTTGCGTTGAGTCGAACGCTTTAAAGGTGTTTGCTTGTTCGCCATCTTGATACAGCGTGTTTTCTACAGTCACTCCATGGATTGCAGAGAGAAGTGCTCCACCCAGGATACCTGCCACACCCATCATATGGAATGGGTTGAGTGTCCAGTTATGAAATCCTTGTAGAAAAAGTAGGAATCTGAAGATTGCCGCAACGCCGAAACTCGGCGCAAAGAACCAACTGGATTGTCCAAGTGGGTAGATGAGAAATACAGAAGTGAATACGGCAATAGGACCTGAAAAAGCAATCG